TCATACATAGCATTATTTCCTACTCCAGCATACTTAGATTTAGCTCCAACATTTCCTACTGGTGCTACCGATGCAGTGTCTCTCGCTAAGATACTATCAACTGTTCTATCAAATCCAGCTGGGTTTGAAACTAATAACTCTTTTAAAGCTCCATCAACTTTTTCAGTAAAGACTTTTGTCACTGGTGACATATCTTTTTCTACTGAAAGCTTTCTGTTATTTACTAAAGCTTTAATGTGATTGATAGCTACATCAGAGTTTGGTGTATCTGGAAGCATTTCAATAATACTATTTAACACACTTTCACTACTTGCCAATTCTTTCATAGATACTTTATTAATATCTATACCAAATGGATTTGGAACTATTGTTTGTTCCACTACCGGTGTTCCTAATCCATATACATCTGGAGCTACTTGCATTGTTGGTTGTTGCACTCCTCCAAAATTTCCATTTCCGTTAATTCCTAAATTTGCATTCATTTTCATAACTATTCCTCCTTTATATTCTCATCTTATCATCAAGATGTTCCTTAACAACTTTCTTTATTTCTGCTAATTGTTTTTCTAACTGGTCGATAACATTTAAAGCTGTTGTGTTCATATCGTCTACGTTATCTGTCTCTAAATCATTATCTTCCATCATATCTCTTAAATCACAAACTAGTTCTTCGTATTTTTCATATCTTTCAGTTTCCTTTTGGCATTGCTTTATAAATAGTTCCATTTCTTTTACTAGGTCATCAAAGTTTGCTTCTTCATGACGTACTAAGTTATCGGTGTCATCTAATATATATAATGTAATGCACCAGTTTCTGACACTAGAATGTTTCATATTATCATGAACTATATCTTCAAGTCTATATCCAGCAGTTAGTAACTTTTTAATTTTACTGTAAAATTGCCACTTGATATATTTAACTAGTTCGCTATGTGCCATATTTACGAACACTTCATCATCAAACTTATCATAGACACGATCATTTAAATATTTAAATCCTAAGTCAAAATCTGAACCCTGTTCAATGAATTTTATAAATTTTTCATCAGACATATCATGTAATGTTAATGCATACGTATATGCATGTTTTAAATCAGAATGAAAATCAGATAGGTTCCAAATGTCTACATTTTTTTCTAATCTTTTTAATAAATCTTCATTATCAATTTTGTTAGTTTTGTCCATATTCTTTCCTCCTTGAAATATGCTTGCTTCTCATGTCAAGCGTAAACTTATTAATAATTTTTATAAAATCGGTTTCATCGTAATCTTCCTGCGGTACGACTTCACCGTTAGCCACTATACCTAATTTTAATAAAATATCTTTAAATAAAGTTCCATCTGTGTTAGATTTTGAATTAAGTATAACATTTAATGGAACTGTATTAATAATACTGTTTATACGTTTATACATCATATGTTTGAAGTAAACATATAAAGGTTGTGATGAGTCAATAGACCCATCACAAATCTTATTATATATAAATGATAATTCTTCTGCAAAATCTACCTTTTTAAGAGTAGCTCCTGTGCACCAGTGTACCCAGGCATCATCAGAAATATCATTCAACCCCAAACAGAACTTGTATATACGTTGAAGCTCTAAGTCTTCCCCAGTATTATATAATCTCATTCTCTCAAGAATTAAATCTCTTGAGACTGCTCTGTTTGTTAAGTCCATATTATACACCTCTCAATGTATTAAATAGTACTTGAAGTTCTGCTTCATTAGTAACAGTAACATATCTTGATATAGCTTCTCTAAATTGCACATAGTTGATACTATTACATAAATCAGCATACATTTGATATTTTCCTAATACTAATGTCAATGCTCTTAAATATAGCATAGCTACCAAGTGATTGATAACTACGTTCTTAAATGTGTTTGGTGCTTTTGAAGAAATATATGTCATTATTTCTTGAGCAAACACACTGTAAGTTTTTAAGTTTTGTCCATTTGCTACTGGAGCTTCCAACAATTCAGGCATAGAAGATATAATTATAGAAGAACTTCTAGTCATATAGTTATTCCATATCTTAATCATATCTGCATCAGTAGTGATATTTACTAAACCTCTTGTTCCATTTGTTATATCATTTCTTAAGTCCAATATATTATTAATATTTAGTGGACTAATTGGAACCCAAGTATATCCATGAACTAAATTCATTATGTTGACTTGGAACATGTGTTCTCTAATATATTTATTGAACACATTTTGGTCAGCTTGTCCTACTGGATCTTGTGCTTCTAATGAAGCTTTACCAGATACTATTGAAAGTGTACAGTTTGGATTTGTACATCCGTATAACCCTCCTAAACTAGAAACCTTTTCATCTGTCATTCCATTACCTAATAAGAATGGAGTATATACCATTGTGTGTTGTCCGCATGCTGGACATAGTGGTTTATCATAAACTCCATTTGTTTTAAATAAAGGTATTACACTTCCCATATCAAATAATACTAGAGAATTAGAATGCGGATTAAATCCATAGTTTCTTGGTTCTCTTGCTATTGATACGTCTGACGCCACGAAATGGTTTGATATAATAGTCATTATTCTATTATATTCGTTTGCATATCTAGGCGTTCTGTTTATATATAATGGGAATGTATCAGCTGTAGATTTTTGTCCTCCTCTAGCTGCTGATTCTTTATTATGGAAGTCTAGAAACGTCGCATCGTTATCGTAGTGATTTCCTATTTCTTGTTTAATAACAAATGGGTCTCCATCTTCAACTGACGCAAGAGCAAATAGAGTTAAATCTGTTCTAGTTAAAACACCTTCATTACAAAGTTCTACCAGTCTTTCAGAACATGCAACTTCATTGATATTATCTTGAATACCAATTAAGTCACAAGCTATCTTATAAACTGAATAACCTTGTGGGTCCATAACTACCAGTCTCTTTTGTCCTCCATACACTGTGTACCCTTGGTTAGTTAAAAATTCTATTAATTTATTTCTTGTTTGAAAATTAATAGATGTAGATAACTCACCTTCAAAACATTTTAATAAGTCTTTAATTTTTTGCATACTTTTTTCCTCCTTATAATTTTAAAATAATAATGATATAATATGTGACGAATTATATAATACGTCCAAATATATATAGTTATCTATTTTGTAAGATAACTATATACTTTCGACGTACTAGATGAATGATATTACGTCACTATTATTTACATCAAACACGTCTCTAAAGATACTGCTTGGTAAAGTAATATTTATTGTAGGGTCTGCAGCCATACGTAAACCTACAGATTCCCTTACTTTAATTTCAGTATCTTTTATTGCTAATCTATGATATGATAATAAAGCTTTAGCCATATTATAATCATATCCACTTCTCATCATAGTCATATAATATTCTGGAAGTACACTTGGGTCAACTGGCTTTTCAAGTATACTGTCAAGTGTTTCTTTCTTTACATTTGGAAGTAATTGTGATACGAAATTACTCATAGCATCTATATCATAATGTCCTACTGATAAGAATGCTGTCGCAGCTGGATTACATAGATAAGTATTCATATAATTTACTATATAATCATTTATCACTATACTGTCAGTAAGTTCTGGTACGAACTTATGTAATGCTGACATTATATGATAATCTGGAATAGCATATCCACTACTAATTTCTGGAACCCATATATTTGCCAATGTATCTATTGTAAGGTCCATAGGTTTATTAGTGATATTTAATATTCCAGATACAGCATATTTACTAGTAGTATTCTTCCAAATAGTATACATACTCTTAGCATCATCTGCTGTTATACTGACATTGGGAAATCTTGCATTTAAATAACTTAAAAGTTCATCAAGAGTTCTTTTATAATTATCAAAATCCATAGACATACCTAATGGTCCTACTGCAAGCTTTATGTTTCCAGATTTAATAAGAGCATCATTTCTAGCACAAAGTTTACTCATACTATAATGAATTTCATTTTTATCTGAAATAGGGATTCTAGTATCCCCAGGATTAATCTGAGGATACCACTCCTTTATTGTAATTGGCTTTATGCCATTTGTCATTATTACGTTATTTAACTCAATTAAACTTATGTACATATTCTCCTCCTTAGAAATAAACTACTGGTTGTGCTCCAACAGTTCCTCCAAATGCATTTTGATTTTGTGCATTAAGAGATGCTGATGTTACTGGTTGTACACCTGGAGCTCCTGATGGGAATGCTACTCCAACATTCATCAAAGCAGGGTCCATAGCAGATGTAGATGCAAATCCGTTATATCCAGCTGTAAGTGGAGATGCTGGAGTATACATATTGTTATTTACAACTGGTGCTGGTGCACTATAAGCTGGAGCTTGGAAAGCTGGAGCTTGATATGTTGTATTAGTAGGTGTATAAACTCCTGGGTTATATCCACTATTATTTACTTGAGCTGGTCCTAATACTGGTTGAACTGCATTATAATTTGGTGCATTGTAAGCTGGTGCCGCAAATGCATTTACCGCAGGTATTGCCATTGTATTATTCACTGCTGGTGCTTGATAATTATTATACGCTGGTGTACTGTAATTATAAGCTGGTTGAGCATAGTTAGATACTGGTGCTACTACAGGATTATAAACTCCACTGTTAGTAACTTGAGCTGGTCTCATGTTTACATTGTATGTAGGTTGAGACATATTATAATTAGCATATCCTTGAGTTTGAGTTGTTGCTCCTGCTAATTGAGCAGCTAAAGGATTAACTAAACCAGGATTGTATCCTGTGTTATTATTGTATCCTGTATTATATCCTGCGAAATTATAAATACTTCCAGCTGCTGGTTGAGTATTATAATTATTATATCCTGGAGTATACATTCCTGGTGTATAACCACTATTTGTTATTTGAGCAGGTCCACTTGGTCTAGCAACTGATTGAGCTTGTACTTGAGCTTGTAAAGTTGCTATTTGAGCTTGTAATTGTTGAATAGTTTGTAATAAACTATTCACATCATATCCTGCTGGTTGTTGCATTGCTGGTTGAGCCACTGGTTGTACTGTAGGTTGTACACCTGGCATTCCTGCTAAAGCACCTGCTGCTGTATTAAATCTGTTATCCACCATTCCTGTTCCAAATCCGTCCATTCCATTAATAGTTCTTGCTGTTTGCATATTTATTCCTCCTTGAAAATTATTATTATTTGCTACTTCTACTCTGAACACATTATCATGTGTTGAACATACTTTATATCTATAATGTGGTGGGAAGTTATTCCAGCTTCCTATTTGAAGTTGATCTGTATTTCCAAATTCAGATGGTCTTGGATATCCTCCCTTATCTGTTATTGCTTTCATTCTGGCATCTCTTATTAAAGACCATGCTGCTTGCATAAGTGGTATCCATACATTATTAACTATAAATACTCTACCGTCTGCATATTTAACAGCCACTTCTTTATCATTTATATAAAACATTTCCTCATCTAATTTAAACTCAGGTAATCCCCATAGATATTGAGTACCAAATGAATAATCCTTATCTATGTTTGGGTCAATTCTATATTCAACTATTTGTGCACTAGGCATTCCTAAATTAGGATTTATAGCTGGTGCTGGTTTGTCTCCCACAACTGGTAATTTGTCCCTTTGTCCCATCAATACCTTCTTATCATTTTCAGCTGTATTTGTATTAAATAAATTTGTAGCTGGTTTACTTGGATTAATTGGAGCAGCTTGCTTTATAGTCACATTTGGCATTACTACATTACCAGCTTCCTTCTTTAATCCCCAAGGGTCTGATTCGCCCTTACCGATTTGAATACCAGCTGTCGGTCCAAAATTGCTTTGAACTGCGGCTGCTGCTTTTTCTATTATGTCTTTATCTTGTACAGTTATCATCTCTTCTCCTCCTAAATCTTTTATTTCATTTATCACTGGTGTTTCCAGTGGATTTATCTTTTGTCCTTTTCTTGCATGAAGTCTTTCTAACATATTCACAGTATATTCTTTATTATCATATACAAATGTATACATTGGATGAGCTTCAAAATATTCTATTGCTAAACTAAGCCATGCTGATATATAAGTGTATTCTGACATCTTACTATTAATAAATCCTAAGAATGCCAAGTCTACCAATGTTTTATAAATCTTTGGTGTTATATTTGGTATCTTTTTACTTATCATATCATCAAGCTTAAATACTATATCTTTTGCCATTTTAACATTTGGGTATATTATTTCATCATAATTATATAATACTTCATATAATTCTGATATAAGTAATTCATTTGTACTTTCCCCAATTTGTTTTTCTTGCACTACGTCATCAAAGTCTAGTCCTGCTACTTTAAATAACACAGATAAATGCGAAAGTTGTTCTTGGTTTAGTAATGTTCCCAATGCTAGTAATTGTGGACGGAGGTTGTCGACGGCCACTGACAGCTTATTTTGTAAATCTGTAAGAGTTGTAAGTCTGATGTCTCTGACTCTATCTAAATCAATTACAGATTTATCACTAGCTCTTTCTACCATTCCATGTTCATCACTATATGCATCAGCAAGTGCATCCTCCGGATAAACTTTCTCAGATGGTCGTTTAAACCATCTACTATGTCTTGGTAAATAGAATAATGCTTTTAGCTGTTCATCAGTCAAGAATAGATAATTATTATTATCTGCTAATGACTGTATTACATGCTCAAGTCTAGATTTGTCGATAGCCTTGATATTTGGGTCATTCTGAACTCTTTGAACTTCTTCTGCAAATTTCTCTAAGTCATCGTCCATAGCAATTCCTTTAACTCCTAGTTGACGTGCTTGTATGTCTGCGTATTCATTTTGAGATACATGTTCATACATCTCTCTAGCTTCTGGCGTAAGTTCAACATGATGTTCCATTTTAACATCTGTGTCAGACTTATCCACCAGCTTTTTATCTTCTGGTATTTCATCAAAGTCATGCTCTGTAATCCTTTCAACAGACAGAGGACTTTTAATATTTGTATCTCCATTCTCATGCACTA